TATACGCTTGCTCATTTCTCGTATAGATATAAAAAACACGACCGAAATTAACATACAAAGTACATTAACTTCGGTCGTGGGAACTATTGGTTGCGGGAGACCGCAACATATTTTTCCCACGATACTTTTCAAATTTTTATATTTTTTTCAAAGATAGAAAAAAACAGCCGCCTCAGATTGTTCCGATGATGTTTGACAAGCAAAATCCAAAAAACTGACAAGCAAAACGCAAAAAAGTGATGAAATGTTTCAACAAAACGAAACACTCATCACTTTTTTTGAATTATCGAGAATTTTTGAAACGTATTTTTTACAGCTCTAAAATGTCATTTAAATCGCATTTTAAAAATCTGCAAATCAGCTCAAGATGTGAAAATTTGAAACCGACAGCGATGTTATTGCAAAGCTGTGAGATTGTGGACGGTCTGATGCCTGTCGCCTGCGCAAGTTCAGCCTGAGTAATGCCCCTGGAATTAAGCAAAGCCCTTAATTTTACTCTCATGATTACCTCCGGTATGTTTTTTACAACATAAATAACGAAATCCGTTATTTATTCTCTAAAAAAAATACTAGAAATTTGTGATTATTACCTCTTTGAAATCACCTGATGAAAGACTGTTATTGCGGGTGACCGCCTGAATATTGTAGTCTTTATACAGGTCTCTCACATACTTGTCATCGTTGTACGACAGTACAAATCTGCCCTTGATCTGGTGAAGAACTCTGCAGAGCCGCTCATGGTCATCCTCGGTAAATTTAACAGTGTAATGCCGCTCTGTCTTGTGGTATGGAGGGTCGCAGTAGAATAAAGCTTTCTCACGGTCGTATACCTTGATAAGATCCTCAAAATCTTTGTTTTCGATCACTACTCCATCCAGTCTTGCCTCGATATCTGCGAAATTATCTGTGTTAAGCCGCTTTTTGTTGCAGCCGAACGTTCTCAGACTTGCTCCGAAGCCTGTCTTGACAAGCACATAGAACATAGCAGCCCGCTGAATGTCTGTAAATCCGGTTACAGATATGCGCTCACGGCAGTCAAGGAACATTTCCCGGCTGTTTAAATAGTATTTTATCTCCTTTTTAAGCTCATCAGAATGATATTTTAAGCATCTGAAAAAGTTGACCAAATCACTGTTGGCGTCATTATAGATCTCTAGATCAGCGTGTTTGCCTTTTGCAAAAAGTATAGACCCGCCTCCGCCGAATACATCGATAAATCTGTTGTAGCTTTCAGTAGGCGGGAAAGACTTGATGATCTTACTTTTAAGCTGGCTCTTTCCACCAATCCATGGTATTGGACTTTTCATAAATATGACCTCCTTTTAATATAGTATACAGCTCCGAGCGGATTGCCCGGAGCTGTTACTTTTAAATCTTTTTAAGCCAATCAGCAACAACATAATAATGCTTGCGACCAAGCTTGATTTTTCTCCAGTAGTGACCGTAATGAAATTCATAAAAATCATCAGCGACTTTTACCGGAGTATTATCTTCGAGAACGCCAACGATCGTTCCGGCGGTGAAGTTGCAATCGCTCCTGTAATTAAGCCTAGTGACTGTCACCATTTGGCTGTATGATGTTTCTTTTGTATCCATAAGCTACTCCTTTACTTTATCGTTGCAGACAGCTTTTTAATAAATTTAGTCCCCGCAATACCGTTCTGAGTATAGCCCCACTTTTTCAACAGAGCATTGACCGCCTTTAGGGTACCGTCTCCGAACGTGCCGTTGTTGTCAAGTTTGTACCCTGCCAGCATAAGGAGCTGTTTCAGTGCAAGAACTCCATCGGATTTATCACCTTTCTTAAAGCCCGAACTGTCAAGTACCTTAGACGTGCTTGTGTTAGTAGCCTTAAACCCGTTAAGCCCCTTAGCCTTTATCACAGATGGGTAATCCACATAGCAGTAATCCATGTCTACCGGCACGGAAACACCGCTGACCTTGCCCGTTGAACTGTACTGCCACATACCGTATGTGCCGCCGTAGTTGCACTTGCTGTTGTATTCTGCAATCCACAGTGCATAGCGTCTTGCGACATCATTTGTTATGTAAGTCTGGAGCGGACTGCGGCTGATATACAGACCTGCGAAGTAGCCTGCTTCCTCCAGCGCAGTGCAAAAAGTTTTTACCATGTCGGAGCATACCGTTTTACCGCGTGCAAAAGCTTTCTGCCACTCCAGATCAAAGTAAATCGGGTATTCAAAAGTTTTGCCCTTGATGTAATCGAGACAAAGAACTGCGTCCTGTTTCGCACCGGATACCGTTGTCTGCCATGTATAGTAATATGCACCGACGTCAAGCCCAGCTGCCTTTGCATTTTTGTAATGCGTTTCAAAAAGCGGGTCTTTTACTACACAGTTCTTCGTGTGATCCCAGTTATTGCATCTGATAATAACAAAACTGTAGCCCGCCGCTTTGACCTTTGCGAAATCTACGTTTGTCTGATACATAGAAACATCAATGCCCTTAAATGTCTTTGCCATAAAAATTACTTCCTTTCCAAATCGTCAATTCTATGATTAGCCACCTTGATTTTCTCATCAATCAAAGCATAATCCTGTTCCAGCTTATAGGTGCGAGCAATAACACTGTTGTGCTTGTCCACACGCTCAGACAGCTTGTCTATCTTGTACTCGATAAGCTTTTGGCTATCATACTGCGCCTGTTGCATAGTCTTACGGCTGTTAGATGCTATGACAAGCTGACACACTACCGCCGAAGCAGCTGTTATCAGTGCAACGATAATTGCTTCCGTCACTCGTCATCACCTGACTTTCTCTTGGCGCTCTGCGTGCCGAAATAGAACGAGATCACCACCGTAAACACCGTGATGAACTGCTCTGCGGTTATGGTGCGGCGAAGTGCCAACACGCAAAACACCACTGTCAAGAACAGCGTTACAATGGACTTTACATCAATGAGTTTCGCTAACTTCTGCTTCATGGTATACCTCCTTTGTGATCATCTCATACTCCTCAGCTGTGATCCACTTACCGACAGCAGCGTGTACCATAGCAGCCGACCACAAACGGCTGTCATAGTATCTCTTGACCTTGACGTAGTTCTTACTCATCGCCGCTCACCTCATTCAACTCAACACCGTTCAACATAGCCAAAAAATCGACGTTTGCCTTTATTCTGTCTATCTCGGTGACTTTGGGCTTGCGAAAATTGTCTTCCGTCAGCCCTGCGGCTTTCATCATTTTCTTTTGTAAATTTGTCATGTTGTACCCCCCACTTCTGACAGTTTCACGATATATTCTTCTTCTGACGGCACAGGTATGCGATAGCTGTCGCCATTGCTGTTTTTGAATGTCACCGAACCGCCTGCTTCGACTTCGATATTTCGCAGGAAATCATCATCAATCAGGGTTGAAATGTCGGTGACGATTGGGGATTCCAATTCGTAATATAGCATTACACCCTGCATTGCCTGCTGGAATGCAGCTGCATCGGTGTAGGCGGTGTCATTCAGGTATACATATCCGTCAACGTTTGCAGCGGTCGTTATGCCTGTTACATTGATTTTGCCCCACAGTTCGTTTTGCGTTTTTGTCGGATATTTTGAACAGAGGATGTTTGGTGCAATATCATAATTTTTGGTCAATTTCTGCCCTGTTAGTTGAAACGTCTTAAACGACACACTATCACCGACACGCCAACTTAGCGTTCCCAAATCAACGCTTTGTACGCACTGAACGTATCGTTTATTTTCATAGTCCACGTAGTTTCGTGCCGTTCCTGCCGACCAGCCGTAGCCAGGCAGTGCCTTGATAGCTTCGGGGATTGCATACTCGTTGCGGTGGAAAGGGGCGTAGGCTGTCGGGGTGTCGCCCTCCGATATCATGATTTTACACTCAGATAGTCGTTTAACAACGTCAGCCGATGCAACATTACCATTGCCAGCATATACACCTACATATAAACATCCGTTATCTCCTGTTCTGTATGACCGATTGTCTGATGTTTTTCTAAAATCCAAATACGGCTGTGAATTTACAACAGTATTCACATTCATTAGAAGTATTATCTCACTGGTTTTATCAGAAGTAAAACTTAATGTGTACGTGGTGTTAGGTTTTAATTTTATCGCCTTACAACGATAACTATTTGCAATGTATTCATAGTCATCACTGCCGCATTTCAGCATATCAGTGCCATAATACAGGTTAGCTCCCTGCTCTATAATGCTCTCTGTATCGGCACTAATAATCTCGCCAGCATTATATGGGTAGTAATCGGCAGGGAACATTTTCTCAAATTCTTCCACTGTGCTAGGTTCATTTCCTGAACCAAACATGGCGGTTAAATCGAAAATCTGTGGTTGTAGTTTAACGTTATCATATGTAACGCCCTCATACACATATAACGTGTAGTACCATTTTTCATTGCTACTTTCATTGGTGATTATAGTCCCGTGGCCTGTAGAATCCTGTCCATATGATTGCGAACTAAACTGCAATTGATCTTTTCCATAAACACCTGACAATGGGTTTGCAATCATTAGATATTTATGCCCTTTTTGGTTTTTAACAGGTTGCACAGAAACTGCACTACCTGTTGTGGTAGCCGTTCCGTTCAGTGTAATAATGCCATCGTCAGAAAACGTAGCCTTTACACCTGCACCTGTGACTACAGCAGGCACTGGTTTAACCAACTGATTCCAAACAATTGACCTACCACCCACAGACTTCACACTCATCAGCTTTGCCCCCGTAGGCACTGTCTTTGCGTATGCCGTATCACTATCAGTTTCAAACTTATGGGTGATACCCTGTCCTATATCATACAAAGCATCTACCCTACGTTTCATTTCCTTATCATTTAGTTTTATACTAGCTATATCAGCTGTATTCTCGGCAATCTTTCCAACAGCTGTTGTGTAGTCTTCAGGCAGGCTGTCAGCCACCGCCTGTGCTGTCTGTGCAGCAGTTTCAGCGGCTGTTCTGTCCTCTGCAACCTTAGCGGCATGGTCTGCCACTGTAGCCTTATCGGCTGTCACCTGTTCTGCCAACGTTTGCACCGCCTGTCTGTCCGCTGCAGTGCTGTCAGCACAGGTCTTGGCGGTTTTTGCATAACCTGCCGTTATTGTTTTGTCGGCTGTGGTCTGCTGTGCCGATGCAGATGCCTGCGCTGCGGATATCTTGGCGGCGTTCTGAGACTTGACTGCCTCAGCACGTGCGGTTTCTGCACCCTGCATGGCGGTTTCTGCCTGCGTTGCGGACGTTTCTGCAGATGCCTGTGCGGTCTCAGCTCGGCTTGCCGCCTGCGTTGCCGTGTTGGCTGATTTCTCTGCGGCTGTGGCAGATTTTTTTGCGTTTTCAGCCGCCTGCATAGCCGTGCTAGCTGCATTCTCAGCCCTTTCCACGTCAGCTTCGACCTGTTCACCGATTGCCGATATCCTATCCAGTGCGTCAGCTGCCACACTTGGTGACGGGATAGCTGTATCACCGATAGCCGCCCCTATTCGCAGTCGAAAAATTCGTGATTTTTTAACTAAAATATACTCGTCGCCTGACAGCTTCTTCGCCGCTATCTGGCAGCTGACTGTCTGCGCTGACCGCAGTATATCAGACGTTGGTGTCCACTGTCCGCCTGTAATATCGACCTCGTAGACAGTGCCATCGCCGTAGTCTATGGATAGCACATAGCGGTCTGCACCGTCTACTGTCAGCCCTTCGACCGACACAGGTCTAGCATTCGTTTCACCGACATAGCCCAGTAGGGCTGTGCTCACGACTACATTGTAGTCTTCGTTGATTTTTATGTGCATTGATATTCCTCCTTTCTATGGCTTTGTTACGATCCAGTCAATAATATATTCACCCTGTGGAACGGTAGCACTTGCACTTTCTGCGTTCGTCAGCGCTACTATCAAATTGTTGCTTGTGAAAAATGTTTCTACACACAGCCTTCTCGCTTTTGGTGCCGACACCTCCCGCAGACTACAGATGATTTGCGTGTTCTGAGTCGGTGTGAACGGCAGGTTCAAAGTCGTTGTGGCCAGTGCCGTCTCTGACGGTACGATAAGGGTCTGAGATCCTGCTGGCATATTCATTTCATTGATTGCGTTCTGTGTGGCGTTCAATGCGTCGACAATAGCCTGTCGGACGTCTCGACCTGTATATGCTGTTGCCACCTGTGTGACCTCTAAACTTATATCAATTGCTTTTGCCATAATCATTTCTCCTATTTTCTTGCTGACATTCCACTAATCGTGTCAATCTTGTCGCCAAATGTCAGCACATTCTGTGATCTGTCATTGATGTCGATGCTGGTGCCGATGCACCTCAATACCTCGTCGATGCCAAGGTAGCTATTGACTACGCGATACCTGCAGCCAACTGCAAAGCCGTCTAGCTTCTTATCAATGTCAATAGCCGATACCTCATACTGAACTTTTGCTGCTTTTAGTGCTCCGGCACATACTCTGCCGGCTCCAGACAATGCGCCTGGAGTGGTGATATTGTCGAATACCATAGTTCCAGCGTGTACTCCGTACCGCTTTATCAGCTGGTCATTGTCAATATACTTCGTTGCTCCCGAAAGCGTCACACGTTCGCCCGTATCATCGTTGATGACAGCACCTAACGGATACAGTCTTGTGATGATCTCACTTGGGTCTATCGCCTGCGTGATAGATCGCATATTCCTTCCTAGTTGTATCGTTTTATTGCTGAACTCTGAAAATTCGTTTGCTATGAAGTCGAAAAATCTAATGCCTCCTTTGCCGATGCGCACCCTCATTTCACCTCTGATATCTTCACCGAAAATCAGGTTTTTCGTCAGTTCTGAGAACGTGTCTTCATATCCTGGATTAAATGTATGCTGCACTTGTGAACAGTTAATATTGCCAATATGTATCTGCTTGTAGCTTTCAACAGATTTATTGTGTGCTGAAAGTAGTGTGGCTATATACGTTCTTATTGTGCACTTTAGCTGTTTGATAATTGGTACACTATCTTTCAGAAAACACAAACCGCCCTCGCAGACAACTTGCTTGCCAATCTCGCCACTATCAGTCATGTATGGTGATATCGTCAGTACTCTGCCATCGAATATCAGACTTTCCTTGTCGTAAACCTTTATCAACGATGTCAGTTCCTTTAAATCGGAGTAGTAGCTGTTGTCGGGATATATGTTGAACGTAAATGTGTCAATAGCGTTTATTTCTTTGGCGATGGTTCCTGTCAGCTTGTTGGTTCTGACAGAACCAGTTTCGTGAAGCGTCTTTGCATCATCGAGTGTAACTAACATAGTATTTCCTCCACCAGTTCGATTTCAAGTGAACCAGATCCGTATAGAGCTAAGACATTTGTGCCAGGTTTGACGACGAAATTTTGCATTCTAAACGTTGATTCAGTTTCTTTGTATAGGTTTTCTGTGAGGGTATGACCGTTGAGATCAAGCATTGTCAATCCTCGTTTGTCCTTATCGTTAGCATTTTTGTGATACCTTAAGCTCGGAACTATGTCATCTTTGGCATAAGAATAGAAGTATAGTACCCCCGGTTGGGAATGATAGCCGTCTTTGTGTGCTATGCAGGAGAGAGGCATTTGATTGAGGCAATCATCATCGAATGAAAAAGTGTCCCACGCTGTGTCTGCAAAGTCGTCAGAGACCTTATATGGTGCTACATCGAATGTGACCTCGAGAGTAGCTGTTATGTCATCTTCACCAAGGCTGGTCTCAAGAGTTCTACACTTGCCGACAAAATGATAGTTCTCGGAATAGTTGTCATAAATATTCTGCTGTGGAGCTTCACATAACCAGCTCTTGATCTTCTCAATCCTGCGGAGCAGTGTGACAGGTTCTGTATCAGATACGAACATCTTGTATGATACTTCGGTGTCGTCAAAATAAAAATTGCCGTCATAGTCAGACAGATCAATACTGCCGTTGCGATAAGGTACAGTCACTTTGATCTCACGCTTCTTCGGCTCTGCAACTGTTGCACTGATTATTCTGATTTTAAAATCCTCATACGACTTTTTGCCATTAAATCTGATTTGTCGTGTCATACTGCACTACCTCTTTTCTTTCTTGCAGCTCTTTCGCCAAGCATTACATCTATAAATGGAACTGTTTCCTCTGCAATCACTTTCCCATTCGGGAATACTATCACGTTATGAATAGTCTCGGGCATTTGTCTGACTGTTGGGACGACCTGCGTGTTTTCTGTGGCGCTTGTTGCTGCTTTCTGCGTGATACTGTGGGTATATGATCCATTATATACCGACCTTGCGACCCTATTCGTATCGCTGTATGTATTTCGCATATTCTCTGACAGTATCTTGTCACCAGTATTGGTATAGGCTTTGATGATATCGTCCTCTGATGACTTCCAGCCTTGGATCTCACCCTGCGCATTCATTTTCGATATATTTTCAAATGCCTTTGAAGGGGAGTGTATATCATATACCCCCTTGACCGCCGCAAGCACTGCGTTCGCTCCACTTGTTGCGGTATCAATGACAGACTGCTGTGCAGACAGTATGCCTTGCTGCATACCTACCATCATTGCCGCACCTGTTTGTTTCCATACGTCTGATATCTGGCTTATTTGGTCACGCTTTAAAAGCGTCTTTATGGTTTTATCATGCTGCTGCCTGAGCTTGTCAAATTCTGATGTCGCTATCTTCTTACAGTCACCCATGCACTCTTCCCACATATCACTGTACTTTTTCAACTCAGGCTGTGACATGGACAGTAACGCCTTTATCTTGCTTGCAGATTGCGGACCTGCTTTCTGCAAGGTCTTAATAAGACCTTTATTCACGCCTCTGTCTGCAAGCGTCTTGATATCATCAGACCAGCTTGCCATGCCGTCAAGATTGGATTCCAAATTCTGCATAAGCTGTTCTGCGGATATCTCAGCACCGCCGTTGAATTCGTCGAAGAGGTTAAGATTGTTCTGCAATTCTTCCGTTCGTTTCTGGACGGCTTCGTCATAGCTCTTATTCATCTCAACTATTGCGTCAACAGTTTCTTGTGATACCTTATGAAGTCCGTCCTTGTACATAACAGTGCGGTTATAGATCGTATCGACCTTTTTTGCATTGTCCTCCACGGCCTTTGAGTTGTCTTCGAGAGCAGAAGAATGCTCAGAAACGTACTTGGAGGCGTCAGCATAGTTAGAGTCCAAGCGTTTCAGTTCGCTATTGATATCATAGTATGAATTCTGAAGCTCATCTCCAGCTTTCTTCAGCTCTTCAAGCTTGGTCTTCCACTGCTTTGTGCTGTCCGTTCTGTCAAATTCTTTAAACTTGTTTTCCCTTTTATCAAGTATTTCTTGAACTTTAGCCTGAGCCTGCTTGTTTTCCGTGATTGCTTTCTCAATGTCATTGCGCTTCTGCTCAGCCTTATAGAGGTCTTCTGATATAGCGACCATATCTTTCTGAGCTGCTTCGACAAGAAGCTGTTCTTTCTTCGCTTCTATGCACTCATAGACGGCGTCTTTATTGTTAAGAAGCTTGCCTGTCTGATCGTCAATTTGAAGATTAAGGTCAGGCATTGCACTGTTCAGCTGGTCCACAAGAGCTTTCATTTCTGACTTCTCGTCATTAGATAAGCTCTCGGCGTCAGAAAGCTCAAAAATTCTATCTGCAAGACTTTTATAGCTGCTATACTCGGCTTCTATATCTGTCTTGGCTTCTTCTCTCTGATCTGCGGCTTTCTTCATGGAGTCTGTCAGTTCATTCGTGCTGTCGACTAACGCCTGCTCTTCGTCACTGAGGACTTTTGTTGAGTCAGCGGCGTCGTCTGCTGACGTAGCATAAGCGACTATACCACCAACTGCAATGCCTGCTAGGGTTGCAATTGCACCCCATGGCGTAGCCGCATTGACTGCATTGAACATTTCAGTTGCGGTCTTGGCTGACTTCACGGCTGAGGATAATTCTTTGAAACCTGTGACGGCGGCAGATACTGTTGTAACGGCTTTTTGTGTCAGCATAGCTGTTGCAATGCCCGTCAGTCCACCAATAACAAGGTTAGAGTGTTCACAGAAGAACTTTATGCCGTCAATGAGGATTGGCAACGAACCTTTGGCGAACTTGGCGCCTGTTTCGACTAAATCTCCAAGGGCATTGCCCATATCGTCGAATTCGTCACTGAGGTCTCCATCTTTGATATCCTTGGTAAGTTCACTGAAAAGCTCTGAGCCTTTTTCGGCGGCGTCTTCGAGTGGGGCGCTGAATTTATCGAAAATAGTTATGCCAAGGGATTCAAGGGAAGAGTCCATTATAGCCAGTTTGCCCTTAAGATTGTTATTCATGGTGTCAGCCATTGTCTGACACGCTCCGTCAGCGTTATCTACCTGAGCTTTCAGGTCATCGAAAGACCCGCTCATGCCTTGAAGCATGGCGTTGACGGAAGATAGATCAGTCTTATTGAAGATATCACTTAAAGCCTTTGTCTTCTGGTCATCTGAGAGCTTGGAAAGCTTGGCGTTAAGGTCTCCGAAAATATCGTTGATATCTCTGATATTTCCCTCACTGTCAGCCACGCTTACGCCCAGCTCTTTCAGCTTGGTGGAAGCAACGTCTGTCGGTGATGTTAACGACAAAAGCATATTTCTGAGATGTGTGCCGCCCTCTGCACCCTTGATACCGTTGTTCGCCAGTATTCCAAGAGAGGTGCACATTGTATCAACGTCCTGCCCTGTGGACTTGACCGTACCGGCACACTGGAGAATGCCCTCACCAAGCATAGCAACTGTGGTATTAGATTTTTGGGCTGTCTTGGCCATCATGTCCATATAGCCGTCAAGGTCACTCGTCTGCAACTGTAGTGCTGACATAGTATCTGTTACCATGTCAGTGCAGGACGCAAGGTCCATGCCTGAGGCAGTGGCAAGATTAAGAACTTTCGGCAGTGTTTCAACCGCCTTATTTACGTCATATCCTGCAAGAGCCAAGTAATTAAGAGCGTCAGCGGACTCCGAAGCGGTATACTTTGTTGTTTCGCCACATTCACGGGCGGCGTCCTCTAGCTTCTGATAGTCCTCAGCGCCTGAGCTGACCTGCTCTGCGGTCATGCCCATTGTCGCCGCCACATTGGACATAGAGCTGGAAAAGTCAATGCCGACTTGCGTGCAACTTTCCGCCGCTTCCTTGGCGGCATTAGCTATAGCTTTCAGCCCCTCAACGGCAAGATTAGCAGAGAAAACGTCCTTGAAGACACTGCCTGTCTGGTCAGCTTTATCACCAAGGTCTTTGACCTTATCTGACGTATCCTTGGCTTCATTGCCGAGCTCCTTGGTGCTATCGTCTGCGGTCTTGGTCTGATCTCGCAGTGCGTTCAGCTTCTTCTTGGTCTTTTCAAGCTCTTCCTGATACTTAAGATATGACTCAACGGGCAACTCGCCTTTCTTATATTGCTCGTTGATATCTTTCTCGTTTCTGATAAGAACATCAAGCTTTGTCTTCGTGGCTTCAATAGCTTCGCTCAAAAGCTTCTGTTTCTGAGCGGTGTATTCAACGTTAGTCGGGTCAAGCTTTAAGAGTTTGTTGACGCTGTTCAGATTTTTTGTAGTCGAATTGATATCGGCATTAAGCCCTTTCATGGCGGCAGTATACTCAGACGTATCACCACCGATTTTGACGTACATACCTTTGATTTTCTCATCTGATGATGACTTAGCCATTACTCACCCTCCCATGCCTTTATTTTCGCAATATACTTTTCATATCGTTCTTTGCTGATTTTTCCCTGCTTATATCGTTCTTCCACAACAGGCAGGTTTGCTTTCAGTTCTTCGTATTTAATTTCGGGGTCAATGACCTTTTTGCCGGCGGCGATTAATCGCTGTCGGTCATAGGCGCAGGCATAGTTCACTACCATACCATACGTCATGCGGTCTAAATCAGCGACAGTAAGACCCCTGTTTATAACAAGGGAGATGACCTCCTCCGATTTGAGAGGCCGATCATCTCCGCTTTTACTGCCGCTTATGGATTTTTTCTGTCAACTTTCATGTTTGCCTGCAGTATAGGCATAACCTGATTATAGATATCATCAACAGGAAATGCACCATAGGCGAAGCTGTCAAGCCACGTCTGAATAGGCGGTATGCTATCATCATAAGTCTTGGCAAGCACCCATAGGGTGCGGTATTCGACCTGTTGAACAAAGGCGCCCTTACCGAACTGATGTACCTTGACAACGTCCTCAAGGTACTCCGTGCCGAACGCTTCTTTATAGCGATAGAACATACCTGCTGTAGCCTTGAAGCCTATCTGCCTGCTGTCTATAGTCAGGACTATTGTATTGCTCATTGTCATTCACCCGGGGTGTAGGTGTACTCAGGAAACTTTGTGAGTACTGTGTTACCCTTTATACGGAAACGTGCAATGTGTCCTTTCTTGTTGTCGACAGTAACCTCAGCCGGTGACGGCTTGCAGGCAATCTTATGCTCTGTATACTCATAGTCCATACCGCTGTCTTCCTCTGTCTTAACCAAAATCTTCGGACGATCTGTGGTGTAGCAGTATGGGAAGACCTCGGTGTATCCCTCGGCTTCTGATGTTGACTCATACTGTACGATCAAGCCGAACTTTGGCGCTTCTCCTGTTCTTGCTACTTCGACCAGTGTGCCGTTTTTCTCTTCGATGACATTGCCATACCAGTCTTTTTCAAGATCATCACACAGGTCAAGGGTAGTGATAGTTCCCTCGTAGCCCTGATTAGTCTGACCTGCGAATGCTACTACGCCGTCAGCCCATATCTCCTTGCTTGATGACTTCGGGTCAAGGCTTACCTGACGGGTGCCCGAAAGCTTTGTCTTATGATACTTAAGTTCTCCATATGTGATAGTTGTCGCACCACTGACATCTGTAGACTCTGTAATCAGTGCATGGGCAACGGCTTTCACTGTTCCTTTCATTAATATTCCTCCTTGCGATCGAATTCGTATACCCACATATCCATTTGCTGATCCTGCCCCAGATAGCCTGCGGCAACTGAGAAGCATATGCCCTTATCCATAAGGGCGTTCTCGAATAGGATATGTGTTTCTTCATCTTCCGGCTCGCAGTATATTTCAACTGCAATTCGTGGGATAACTGCGACAGTTCTTCCGTCTGCAGATATCGTCTGAGGTGTCTTGTTTATCCATGTTGCGAACGGCAATTCCGTTTCCACTGGAAAATCTATCTTAGCAATCCTGTCCGCAGGAATGCCCGAAAGTGATATAAGTTCTGTCAATGTCATTTCGACTTCTCAATCTCCTTTCTGATGTTTTCCGGTAATTTTTCTTCGGCATACTCTTGTCCGTAAATCATGTGCGGATAAGCTTTCGCCTTAAACGGAAGCGTTCTGCCACCACGCTTCATAGCATGGCCATACTCCAGCAGGTGTGTGAGAAGATACTGCTTATTCTTCTTGAAATTCACTATCTGCCGAATGTCGAAAGAGTCCTCGTACTCGGTACTAACTGTAAGCGCCTTGGCATATTTGCCGGAGCGGGTATTGAACGTGAAGTGTTCTTGGACGACCTTGCGGGTTTCCTTTGCGGTCTTCTTAACGGCTCTCTTGGCGGCTTCATTAACACGGCGACTTTCTTGCTGAAATGCGTGCTGTAAAGCCTCAGCCATCTCATCAGGACTCATTGACATGGATTTCTAACCTCTTTTTTCGCTTTTCTATTGATAACTGCCAAGCCTGCGGCTTAGCGTCCTTTATCATCTGAACTTGAATGACGTTATACTGGTCGCCGTTCATTATCACAATGTCAGTCGCCTGCGGCTCGGCGATAAGTGGTATTCTTATCACTTTATCACAGCGGTGCTGATACTCAGCGGCTTTATAGAAACGCTCTGAGCCGACGGTACGATTGTCATATCTTATGCCTGCTTGCTTGATTTTCAAGCCATTGGCATTGATGATAGTTGCAATAGTGCATATGCCGTCATTGAACGTCTGCCGCTTGCTTATCATACGCTTCCTCCTGACATCTCCTCAATCTGACATCTTGCTCTCAGAGCGAAGAGCTGAGAGTGATAATTTTTTTCAAAGTCCTCGAAGCAATCGTTATATATATATCTGCAGCAGTCGATCAGAAGCTGGGCGTCGCCGTTGATATTTTCGTCAACGTTGATATCCAGCACCTGACCTGCATATCCGTTAAGTACTCCTATAGCACGTGCTATAATGCTGTTTATCTTTCTGTCAGTAGCTTCGTCTGACCAAGTTATGTTCAGCTGATTTTTAACTTCCTCGAATAATGCCTGCTGCATTTATATCAACTCCTTATGTTTCTGACGGTGTGACAGTGTATACTGTCGGGATAAATCTCTTAAGCTTTGAGATATCCAGATACCTGAAAGCATTGCTGTCGAGTGGCTTGCCGTTGCCGTATGTCTTGATCTTATATGTCCTTGCGTCATCAAGGAACTTGAAAGAATCATCGAATTCCAGCTTGCCACCCTTGGCCATGCCAAGACCCATAAAGTAACGCTTGCCCAGTCCGAAGATAGCACGATCATCAGGAACTGCACATGACTGTATAATCGTGCAAGGAATAGGCATAACATCATTAACCCATTTTCCCTGAACGAAGTTCGTTGTCGCAGGCATTACCTTGGTCAGATATGTCTTTGGATTGACTACGAAGATGAGGTTATCAAGCGGCCTGTTGTTTCCAGCCTCTGTCTTGGTAAGCTGTGCGGCAATAGCACCAATAGCTTCAGGGGAGAGTTCATTGAGTGCAACTGTCTTCTGGTCAGGATACTTGCCACCGACTACTGATGCACTACTAGATACGTCCTTGCACATTCCGATAGGGCAGTTAAGACCGTCGCCTGACACGACACCGGTTTCCATGCCGACCCAAAGGGCTTCTGCCAGTATCTCACGGACATATCTATCCAGCCATGAGGCACCAAGGTCAAGCATATCGTTAGACACTGGAATCCATGCTGTGAGCTTCTTCAGCGCAACGTCAAAGGTCTTGAATGCACCTGAGAGTTCCTTGTCTATAGCTGTGTTAAGATCTCCCCACTTAGCGGTCTGAACACCCTGGTCATTTACCAACATCTTCGTAATTCCAGTGGTATCCTGGAAGTTGATGAAGTTGAGTAGAGGGTGCTGCTGTGGGATCTCACCGAGAACTGACTCGATTATAGTGATTGGCATTGTCTTATCAACGTTTGCCAATGCCATCTTGGGGTCAGAGGACTTGCCCGCCTCAATGACGGCGTTATAGTAGTCTCTTTCTTCACTGGTCAGCATTCTCACACCTCTGGTGCTGAGTATCTGGCTATCGACAGACTCAGCGGTGCTCTCCACCTGCTCCATTATGACATCTGAAATTAGATTGCCGTACTTATCAAGGGCGGTTTCCATGCCCTTGTCATCACTATCTCTGATAGCGGTTGACAGTGAAGCAAGGATATCTGCTTTCTGCTCTTTGATTGCGTCAAGATTAATCATTCTTTTTTACCTCCATTTTCATGAACTTTTCAAAAGCCGACATAGCGGCATTTGTTTTTTCTTCTTCGGTATTTTTTGCTGGCAAAGCCTGCTGTGCGGTGGACTCCTTATAAAGCTCAATGAGTTTGTCCACATTCTCCCTGTCGAGGGCGCTTGACATAGTGTACTGCTTTGTATCACTAAGCATTGTAGCCATATCAACGGGCTGCTCTGCGGTTGATATGCTATCGCAGAAGCCTTTCTCAAGACATTCTGCCGCTGTCAGCCAAGTACCCACCTTTACCATTTCGCTTATTTCCTCACGGCTACACTTGCCGTTGCAACGCTCTGCATACGTAGTGATAGCGGTATCGGTCATCTTGTCAAGTTCAGCCGCCGCCGTTCTCATATCGTCAGCATTGCCCTCACAGTAGCAGGACGCCTGATGTATCATCATCATACTGTTGCTATACATGATGATCTCGTCTGCTGCCATAGCGATAACGCTTGCGATAGAGCATGCCCAGCCGTCTACATAGCAAGTAACTTTGGCTTTATGGCGCTTAAGGATATTTCCAATAGCAACGCCCTCTTTGATCTGACCTCCAAGAGAATTGATGTACAGGTTGATATGTTCACAATCTTTGTACTCATCAAGCTTGGCGGCGAAATACTTAGCGCCTGTCTTGCTCTCCTCAACTTTCCCCTTTTCCCAATCAATGGCAAGTCCTCCACAGACTTGTGAATATAGATATAGGTTAAGCTCTTTGGGCTTATCCGCTTCCATTTTGAATTCAAACTGATTAAAAATGCTATTCATTGCTGTTTCCACCTCCTTCGATTGTCTCGTAGTTCTTAGTTCTTGTGTGCTTATCGGCCCAGGCTTCTGGAATTCTTTCCTCACCTGTCTTCTCCCTCAACTCATTCGTTGAGTAGAAGCCACTTGCGATAAGCTTGTCAACTGCATTTGCCATTTCAAGCACGTCAAGGTGCTTAAGGTTATTGGTACAGACTTTGGCGTAGCACCCACGCAGGACTTGCTCTTTGGTATAACGCTTTGCCGTTATCTCGTCTGATAACATCTTGGCGAAAGGATCAACGGCAGATGTCAATGTCATTGATAACGCTTCACTGATGTTCTCGACATTTCCCTTTACGATAGCCGGTGAAACGTTGAAAGCAATCGCCGCTTTTTCCAATGCGTCATTTAGCATAGAAATGTAGTCGGTTGCTTCTGACACTGTTCTCTTGGTTTCACCTGCCGTTTGAGAAGTATATTTCATTCCGCCCCACAGTGGAAGCACTGCATTCTTGGCGTCAAAATATGTTTTGAAATAATTATTCATGAGAACATCGAATTTCTCCTCAAAATCAGGTTGACCTTGTGCCAGTGGCGTTATCTCGAGTATGCCTTTTTGGCCGCCACTCTTGACGTAGGTGCTTGAAGCCGTTTCCAAGAAACGATTATGTTCATCTAGCATTTCCGTTAGTATTTGTCTTACTCCGCCGTTGGAGTATGTGAGATATAGGACATCTCCCATATCGAATGTTTTCTGAAACGTGAATGAACCTCGTGCTACCTGAGAGAAGCGGTTAGGATATAGCGCATACTCCTGCGCACTCCAAGAGTCGGCGCAGATTATCTGCTTTCCAGCGCTGACAACAAGGCTCTCGCCACGCACAAGGGTCTTGCGGACTAGCTCGTTCTTGAATTGCACTGCTGTTTGATTGACGTTCGGCTTAACGTTGAAAAGATACCATTCTTCGCCACGGAATGACTTGCCGTCACGATAGGTTTTTATCTCGCACTTTGAAACTAGCGCCGCAAGGATTTCAACAACGACCTGAATAGCATATGCCTGCACGGCGATTCTCGCTTCGTCGTCATATCCAACTGTCTTAATACTGATCACTTCATTGCTTTTGGCATTCATTATGCGTGATAGCAGTGATCTCAGCCCCATTGCGTTACCTCCTCTCTGCTAATATGTGAATACATTCATAACGCTCTTGCCCATAGGCATACTTGATATTTGCTCAGCAATTTTATTCTGTGCCGCTTTGGCGGCGACATATGCCTTGAAAGGGTCTGTCTTTCTGGACTTCGGCTCTATTTTACCATATGTCATATTGCCTGCGGACGAAGTGCATACCTTGGTATTGTTCATAGCCCAGCGGAAAAGGGGATTGTCTCCGACTGCAAGCTTATGATTCACCAGCTGACTTGTGATTACAGGCATTATCATCATTTCATTTGACGGACGGACAAGCATGATATTTCCGTAGCCTTTTTCGTCAGAAGCGTAGAGATTCTCTTTAAGCGCCCTCCTAAGTAGTGTATAGCGGTAGTTATCTATGCCGGTCATTGCTACATTGGCATTCAGCTCCGCCGCTTTCTGAGCCACCCATATAACGGGTATCTCAGGCGGTATCTCTGGACCGTCAACGAATGACAGTAGCCCCGCCGCTTCCCATTCTTGCAGTGGAGCCTTGATTCTTGATAGATCTGCAGAAGCCTTGCACACCCAAGTATGTGTTAGCCACACATCAGTTCCGTCTACGTCAAAGAGCAAGCCTGCTGAAAGGAAGTCATCTGTCTTCATATAGTCAAAGCCTGCTGTGCATTGTCTGCCTTGAAGCTTCGGCAGATACGGCGTGATATCCTGATTAGTTGCCAGGATATTATCAAATGCGGTTATACCGCCCTCAGTCTGCTGTGGCAAACAGTTCATGCGTTTAACTGCAAAACTGATATTGCTTATCTTATCGTCCAGATAGTTTTGAAATTCCGTCTTCATCTCTTGGAGAAGATCAGGAAGGTACTGCAGTGAGGGGTTTGCCTTATACCACATTTCAGGCATTTCGACTTCTTCGGGACTATCCACCCGGGCTATGAACGGAAGCATACCATTGTCTTCAATCTCGCCGTTAAGAATTCTTATGCCTTTGGCTTTCTCTTTATCGAGAGGTCCTTCTCGAACGAAGCCGTCAGTACTCATGATAGTGCGGCGGGGTCTTGGTACTTTTCCGAGACCACCGACAGCAACATCAATGAGCTTGCTATTCTCATAGGCGTGTACCTCGTCATGATCTACCTTTCCCGGACGTGCGCCGTCGGCTGACCTCGGGCTTGATGTTCGGAATTTCAATTCAGACTTCGTTTTTAGATTTATTATCACTTCTTTGTTCCAGTAAAAGAACCGCTGCATTTTGTCACGATTGTCTTCCAGAACGTTATATACGTCTTTGAATGTGGTCTCTGCTTGATCTTCTGTTGTTGCAAAAATATCAATGTTGTAATGCTTGATGCCATTGGTAGGTGTGAGCAAGCAAAAGTCTTCAAATCCTAAGTATCCGTTTTTTCCTGTTCCTCGCCCAACATACAAAAATAGCACCGGCCAACGTAAGGAACCGCTTGCGGTATATGTGCAGTTGTGAAGTACAAATACGAATTTTTCCCATGGAAAAAGGCCAAAAGGGAAATATTTTTCATAGCTGAAATACTTATCAGCTTGTTCAGCATCAATGTAGATATCTTCTGACAAGAACATGCGCTTGACGTAGTCAATAAGCTGATACTGCTCAGCACAATACGGATACTTATGCTCCTCGACTAGGCTGATATAGTCTGCAAGATACGAGAGGTCAAGAGCTTCTTGCCCCTTACAGCTCTTCGTCATCGTCAAGGTTCTTGACCTTGTCAGTTGACAGGCCCAAGTCTTTCAGAATTTGAAGTTTCTGCTTGTTGTACATATACGCCTGCTTTACGGACGGATTGTCTTTTTCATACTCTTTTCCTACCGCAGAAACTGCCATATAGGTCAGTCCTCTCTTGCGAATATCAGCCTGCATTTTCCTTTCCTGTTTTTCATAAAACAGATAATCTGAAACCAGCGATTTATAGAAATCGACAGAAGCTCCCATTTGTTCGAGCTGCTCTATCAACGACTGTTCAATCTCTGATAAACTCGGTTTTTTCACTTTTGCCAACTCCTTACATTTGACTTTTCTTGAAAAAAATTCTCTCACGTGCGTGCGAGGGCGGATTTGTCTTTTGTGCCTCCCGTCGTACAAGGCCGAAAAAATTTTTCGACCCTTGACCCCGGGGGGTATCGCCGCAAGGCGCTCACCACCGCTCCTCATTGACGAACTTATCTGCACGTTCTTGCCAGCGCCGTTCTGGGTGCTGTGCTTCATGACAGTCATGGCACAGTGCTATCAGCTGCCTGTGCCGTTCACCATGCTCGTCATAGTAGTAGCGACTATAAGCAAGCTGCGGAAATTGCTTGAGGTGCTTGACGTGATGAAGAACGGTTGCTCTTGTCACCTTGCCTTTGTTTCTACAACACTGACACTCATTGTGCTGCTCTGCGATAACGCTCTTACTGAACTTTCTCCAGTAGCGGTCGTTGTAGAACTTGTCAACTCGTCCGTCCTTGATTAGCTCTCTGATCTGACTCGTACTATACACGTTATCACCTCGCATATATAGCACAAGGACCACGTCATACAACGTGGCCCTTGCACCGGCATAAAACTATGGAAAAACTATAACAACAACCCCGCATTATCATCATAGCATGCAGAGTGTGTTCGTGCGTGTTACAGCGTGTTTTTTTTGCAGAACTTGCAATGCCTGCCTTTGCAGTAGTCCTCTGAAGCATTGGCTTGTCTGGCTATCCACGCCCATGACGGCGGCTGCCAAGCTCCGTCATTGCGTGGGACAAGATAGCGCAGTCGAAAAATAATCCTGATGAATGCATCATCAATGCCTGACACGTATGATTCAATCTCTGCTATCTCTGCTTTGAGTCTGCGATAATCGTCACTATCTGTGCTTACCAATTTCAGCTCAGCCTTAAGCTGTCGATATGACAGCAATCGCTTCTTAGTCATGATAATTCTCCTTTCCCTGCCTTGCCGATAATTCTCTCGATATTTTCGCCAGAATATCTTTCAACAAAACACCGTTTTTTTGAAGCGATTGGGCATGACGTGTCAGGCTATCGTCGATATATGCAACGTATAACTTACCACAGTGAGGGCAGTTATAGCACCATACGTCCCCTTCTATGCTTTGAAATCTCTCTTTGCGAACGCAGACTATGAATGCCTTATGGCAATCATCACATATCACGCTAAGCTCAGCTCCCTTAAGACTCATCATCTCACCCCCTATATGTTCAGCTTCGCCGTTCTCCGGTACATAAACAGCGATATGTAGAACGTGCCGTTATCCTCGTTCCAGAATGGACGGCAATCAGCATAGTAATAGTCTTGATACATATTCTCGAACAGCGCCGAGTTATCACAGTTATATGCCATGCTCTGCACCGCACGTTTCGTCAGACGATAATCGTTATTCTGCGGCTGCGGCTTAATGCAGTTCGTTGACGCAACATAACGCTTGGCGTGCTTGCCGTTGTTTTGATCTGAAATCTTCTGCTTGCAGAAATACTTGGCAATTCCTGCACAGCCTGTCTGGTCAAACATCAATGGCAGGACCTTGTCAACATAGCCCTTGCCCCATATGGATGCTATCTCGTTGATAGTCAGACCACCTGTCATGATAACATGAAAGTGGATACGTCCAGACTTTGAGCCCTGCTCAATGGAATAAATATACTTCATTCTCGGTAAGCTTCTCTTGACTCTTGCTCTATTCACACGTTTGACAAAGTTAGCAAAGTCTTTCTTGGCACGCTCAAGGTCAGCAGGATTATTCTGCGGTGAATAGGTCAGCTCGAACTTATAGTCTTTGTCAGTGAAGTTTGCAGGGATAAGTCTTGCCAGAGCTCTTTCAGCATTGATCTGATTCAATCTCTCCTGCACCTTGCTTGTCGGCTTTCTTTTCTTCTTTCGACTAGAAGAACGTGGGCAGGCATATACAGGATACATATTCACTTCCATGTAGTTTCCATAAATATACTTTTGCTCTCTGTATCTCATAAGGCTCATTGTCATTTCCTCCCACTGTCCGAGTTATTAAGACCCATTACAAGCCCTCATACCCGTGCTTACACACGGGCTGAACACTTGTTCTATACTATATATAATATATAGGGCTTCACTCTGTCATTGCCAATTGCTCATAATTTCTGCTCTTGTCTTTTTCTTCGCACTCCCTGTTGAATACTTCTTGTAACATATCGTGCATGGAATTAATGTCATTAAGAAGTTCTTGTGTTACAACGCCATGGGTTTCACACAGTACACCGAGCGTAAGCAAGCCTGCTTTGACGATTATCATATCATCAATGGAATAGTATGTAAGAATTTCATAATCATCTATTACTTCAAGGAATGCTTTCGGGCATATATGCACTTTTTCTGTGCCTGAGAATATCTGATATTCGCTTAGCATGGCAACGAATGTTGAACGACGATCTATCATCTTGCCTGTTGTGCATGAAGCGATGTTCATAACAATGTTGCTCTCAATAGCAGGCGGCAGCTGCTTACATCTCCAATTCTCACGGTCACTTTCATTAATGTCAAAAAGCGTGAGTAACTGCTCGCTGGTATTCATGTTCGGCATGCCGTAAAGCGGATATATTGCACTGCCTGAGCCAATCCATAATGAATTATCATTTTCATTATAGAAGTAGGATATGGTCTTAGCCGCTTTACTGCATATTTTTTTCAGCTTAGATATTTTCATTTTCTCACTCCTTTATTAAGGTACTTCAAGATTGCTTCCTGCGCCTGCTCAAAGCCTTTGCAAACAACTGCAAGATAGCCGTTGTCATTAAGCGTTTTCAGAAACTTCTGTTGAGATTCCGATACTCGTCCACCTGATGTGCGTTTCATTTCTATAAAAAGACCGTAGTAACCGCCACGTCCCACCGGAAGCATTATGTCAGGCACACCTGACTTTACGCCCTCAGACTTAAGATCTGCGGCAGTTCTATAGTGGCGATAGCCGCCGTTCGGTATAGCGAACATATACTCCAGTTCGGGATACTTGCCTGAGCTGAATGTCGCCCACTTGAAAAGCAATGCCTGCTCTATGTGTTCTGTTGGTGTGTTTGAATTTTTCATTACATAACACCGCCCTTTGGTATGTAGAAAATCAAGCATTTGCTCCGCTGTGATGATGAACACTTAACTTTCAATGTTCTTGGCATTTTAAAAGATTTAGATTCAATTGTTTCTATACCAATAACAGTCCATATTTCTTCGTCTGTTGCAATCTGATCTCCAACTTTGAGTGTTGAAAGAGCTTTTTTCAAGCTCTTTCTATCTTTATTTCTGCCCGTGGTTATTTCAGACAAGATTTTCTGCGCTATAGCTATTGGATTTTCATCTGACATAGTTATTCCTCCTAAACTGTTACTGTCACATTCAGTACGGCCGCCGCTATCCAATAGACGGATTTCTTGTAGTCCTTTTGCAAAGCGTATATGATAGCCGCTCCCACGTCCAGCAAAATCAGCAGAAGTGGAAATATGTATTCTGATCTCATTCTCTTATCACCACATCTCATTGTTCTCACCCTTTGTCACCAATTGACAGTATTATCAACAGCTGTTTTCTGTTGTTCTTCTGACTGACGTAGATATATCTGCGTGATGTTAACGCTTCCGTGTCCTAGTAGGTCAGCAAGCAGCGAAATATTATTGTTTCTTTTAACAAATTCGATAGCAAAGAAATGCCGAAACGAATGTGGGTGCATTACTTCTTTCGGGATGCCGTACTTGTCTGCAAAACGTCTGAGTTCACCAGAGACCCCTCGTGATGTTATAGGCTGACCATTGTGATTCTGCAGAACGAAATCATCATCAGAAACATTGCTAAGATAGGGAAGTATCTCATCTGTTAGCGTTTTTGGAAAAAATATTGTTCTCATATGAGCCTTAGCATTTAAGGTCACTTTCCCATTGATAATATCGCTCTTGCGTATTTTTAAAGCTTCCGATATCCTCATTCCTGTTCTTGCTAAGACAACGATAGTAATATACCACCGCATATTATTGTCTCTTTTAAGTCCATCTATCAGTCGGTTGTATTGGCCAAGTGAAATGACATTGTCAATGCTTGTTTTCTTAGCTAACTTAACCTGTTTCAACTTCATTTCTATTCCTTTATACTTGCAGTAAGTGAGTAGGGCAGTTATTCGGAGATTTACAGTTTGCGGCTTGTAATTCTCGACCAGATAGCGTTTGAATTCGATTAAGTTCGGCTTCGTTATGGTGTCGAACCTTTCAGCATATTTTTCTACGCCTTTGACATATGTTGCTATTGTGTTCGGCGCAAGCTCCTCTTCGTAAAGATATTCCTTGAAGCCGTCAATATCAATCATCTTTTGTCCATTCCTTTCCGTTCCATTTATAGTTCTTACGATATGGATTTCTCTCACAAGATACGCACGGCTCTTTATGCCAGCTCAACAAGCCATTCTTTGAGAGTTGACATTCGCTCATACAGTACTTTGTACAAATCCCGCACGTACAATCCTTCTTGTGGATATAATGTGCGGTTCCTATCTTTCTTCCGCAGAACTTACACTTGTGTTCCATAGTGATTTCTCCTTTCACAATTCTATTGTTGCCTTCCCGCAAAGTATACTTTTTTCAGCCGTTCTCTTGCGATCTTGCTCCTTTCGCTTTCACGCATATGCATTGCCATAGCTTTGAGCATTTCATAGTGTTTCGTGCACACCTTCTGGCCTTGCACACATTCTCCTCCGCAGAAATAACATTTTCTTTGTTCACGCCATAAATCCCGCTTGCTGATCTTCTGATTTTCTGCCCTTTTCCTTTTCTCCCTCTTACTTCTCTTGTGTGCGCAACTTTCACAAAGAGTGATTCCTTCTTTTGCTGGCAGCTTTCCGCATTTTACACAAATTCCCCTCTCTTTAAGTTCGTGATATCGGGCTCGATTGCGTTTTCGGATCTTTTCCTTTTCCTCAAAGGGCAAATCAGCATAGCATTCTGGCACATTGTCATTAATGCAGTCATCATATTTGCAATTGAAACAATCCATATCGCATACTCCGCCATATCGCTTTTCTTTGTCTTTCGCTAGCATTTTCGCAAGACATTCTCTGCACATTGTTTGACCCTCAATTGATGGCTTCTTGTAACAACGTGTGCATAGCCCTTTATCTTTCGCTCGTTCATAGCGTTTCTTACATCTTTCCTTGTTCTGTTCTCTACATTTCTCGCACATAATATATCCAGGAACAGCTTTTTCTCGCCCGCAATATGGGCATATTCCATTAGCTTTTCTTTCCTCATAGGTGGTGTTCTTCTTCATTTCAATTCTCTGGTCATTCAGCTCACCCCTCAAGGTCATCAGCCGCCTGTCTGAGCCACTTGCTTGTGACAGTAATGAACCTTTCCTTGGTTTGTGGGTCTTCAATATCAGTGATTTTTTCAATGAATTCCGTAAGCCCTTTCTGAACGTTTTCAAAGATGATCTTCAGCGCAACCCTTGCTTCGTCTGCATTGCCTGACTTCAATTTCTTTTCCAACTCTGCCTTGGCATGGTCCGCTTCTTCTGCCTCAGCCTTAGCTTTGCTGAGGGCGGTTTCATACTTAGCGACGGCTTCCTTAACTGCATGGTCACGCTCTGTCTGTGCTTTCTTAAGGGCATTATTTTTTTCAGCTTCTGCCGCCTTCACGGCTTCACTGCTTGACTTCTTCAACGCATTCAGTTCCTTCATATGCTCGGCGTGAAGCTCCTGGCGGACAGACAGCCTTATCTTGTCAATCTCTTCTTCGTCGAGGTCTCTCTTAACTACCTCGATAGGCTTGTCCTCGGCCTGCTTAAGCTTTTCTCTCAGTTCTTCAAGCTCAGCTCTGAGGGATTCGGCACTTTCTGTCTGTTCCTTCCTTTCTTCTTCGAGGAATGTCAACTGTTCTCCTAACGCCTGCTTTTCTTTTATCAGCTTTTTCACCTCCTCAACGGTCATACCGCCGAGGTCATGTGTGTCAGCGAATTCCTCACGCTCATACTCAGGGAGCTTGGAGAGAAGTTCAAGCTTGGTGACACCTATACTTGCGTGTTCTTCAAGGAACTTTGTGCTGTTATCCTCATATAGCTTGATATAGGTGTACGCCTGACGTTCTTTGAACGTGTAATCGCCATTGCTTTCAAGATAGTTCTTGAAAGACTCATAGCCAAGTGCTATGTAGAGCTTGTAATCTCTGATGTTCTTTAGTGACCTGCCCATTTCTACGATAGCCGTTGCGGCTGTCCTGTAGCATTCGCATATGTGCTGGTGTTCTACCATAGCTGTTTTCATAGATACTGTAATTTCTGTGTTTTCCATTGCGTTTCCTCCTATTTTGGTTAGTTATTCAGCGGGTATAAGCTGCGTCTGTCGGCGCAATATGAGATTATCAGAATTAAATAAGCAAACCGGGGCAAGCCCGACACTGCCGTCCACACAGTAGTAGTTGATAGCTCCTTTCGGGGTGACGTAACGCATGTAGTTAGCGTAGCCAGTGTCGCACCTCCACGGAGTAAGCGTCCACATACCTTCTTTAAAGAGCGGCACATAATCTCTATACTTGCGGTACTGGTCGCAAGTGAGCAACGTTATATAGTCCTCACACGTTCCATAGGCTTTGTCTCCGTTATCGGCGATAAGGTCAGATGTTTGCTTTACAAGATGTTTCGTATCAAAGTGTTCCTCAAGCACATCTTCATTGAGAAAGCGCCGGAGAGTGGATTTCTCCCAGTTGTTGCAGCCGTCCTCGTATTCTTCGTTAAAAAGCTTTTCGCACCAACAATCAGCCGTTATCGCTAAGTAGTTGCCGTCGATAATGTCGAGGCATATAAAACGTATACCATTATATACGAACTCCTCACCGGGTCTTAGTTTGATCTCATTCATTGTAATTCCTCCTAGCTTGCTTTTCTCCTCTTATTCTGCTTCTTCTGACTATTCAGCCACTCTTGGAAGTTGACTTCAAACGCCTTGATTATTTCAGGCTTTTCAAGCTTCTTGCCCGTTAAGGGGTCTTTGGCTTGTTCATTCTTAAATCCGTGGCACTGCACGATATGGTCAGCATTGTCTATTTCAATCGTAAACCATGACTTATCAAGGTCAGACGGCTTTCTGATGAATAGAATTGTCGTAACCCCACTGCAATGCCTTGAAGCATAACCGCCGACGCATATTCGCAAGTCCTTTCCCTCTTTGATAATGCTTTCGGCATTCTCTGGTACAACCAACTGAATACCTGGATAGCTATAGCCCTTATACTTTTTGCAAAGCTTCTTGTATCTGGGCTTATAGGCTTCCTCAAGCTCAGCGGCTTCTTTTCTCTTGCGTTCTTCTTCCATGAAGTTGAAGTTCTCAACTGCGTTATCATGCGCTTCGTTCAGGTCTCTTGGAAAGGCTATGTTTTTCAAGCGAAAATCATAGCCTATTTTCAAGCCGATATTGGCATAATCGTCATACAGCTTGACAAGGCGCCTTATCTCTGAGTGATCGTCTTCGCAACGTTCTTCTTCGGGAGAGTGCTTCATGACTTTTCTCAGGTATTCTAATGCCGGCTCTGGGTCAACACCTGCTTTTTCAATGCTAGTGCAGTAATCAGTAATATAGCTGTACATTCGGCAGTAGAAAATGTCTTTCTTCTTACCTTTGCGCTTGAAGTCCTGATACACCTCTATAACTCTTGCCGGCGTGTGATTTTCAAGAAATGCTTTCACTTCATTCAGCGTTAGATGCTTGAAAAATTTTTTCGGCGATGTTGCGTTCCAATTTAATATCTTATAATTCTTCTTGTTGCGCCAAAGCAGATCCTGCACCATGGTGTCGCAGTTCATTTTAACCGCCATTTCAAGTATCGGATACATAGCGTATGCGGTATAATAACGTTCTTGGTCATACTCTCTTATATAATGGCGGCAGCAGTAGCAATCAAAACCTGAATACTTTAAGAAAGTGTCCTTAATTATATTCTTATATAGGTATACTTGTCTGTGATCAGCAAATCCGTTATTGAATGAACTGCACATTTTCCTCTTCATAGGCGAAACCATATAACACCAACCGTTTCGACGAAATAAGGCATGCGAATGATAAACCTCAGCACTGCCTTTTCGCAGGACGTAAAGCTTTTGGAAATCGACCCAAAGATTGGGGATCCTGTCGAAGTCCTCCGTTCCGTATTCGTTATAGTCTTTATGAATCGTCGCCGCATATATATATACCACTTCTTCAACGGCTTTATATATGACGAAATCAACTACTTCATTTAATTGAACTTGCTTATATCCTGCCGCTTTATATTTGGCTTTCACACCGCAACATGGGCAGGTACCCAAATAGTTATGCCTGATGATATTATCATCAGTGTGGTATATATCACCATAATCATTACTATTGACCTTAAATTCGTGATTGCAGGACGTACAGAAACAGGTATAGCGCCCTTGGCTAGTCCTGCGGTAAAAGATATAGGGCGTAAAGTGACGATTAATCTCGGCACAATCGTCAACGTTGAGGGGCGGGAAGCCCTCAACGTCTTCTTTCTGGGCATGGGTGAGACAGTCTTTGAATATAGGCTTATATACTAGCGACTGCTCTTTGTTATTGTTTATCCACACTTTCAATCACCTCTCAGAAAAGGTCATCAAAAGAAACTGTGATCGACTTGCGTTTCTGCTCAGGCGCTTCCTTGTTGACACTACCGCAGAGGTCTATATCCATGTGATAACGTATCTTACAGCCAGGGAAGAAAAAGCCTGCTGCGGTCTCATAAGTCTTAAAGTCTGATAGTGCAAAGTTGCTATCCTTAATTGCTTTGTAAACTGCTTCAAAACACTTCTGAAGCGTGCCACCCTGAGCGACCGCCTGTGCGAATTCCTCGTCCTGCTTGACGAAGCTTTCAAGTGCGTCAATGACAGGCTGAATGATAGTACCCAGCACTGTGTTCGCCGATGCTCCACCGCTAAGCTTAACGCCCTCTCGTTCGTTTGTGAGTTTCTTCAACGCCTGCTCTCTGTAGCTAGTCATATCTCTTTACCTCCTCTATTCCGAATGCAACATATCCATTCTTCAACCCCCAACCACTTAGGACATATGTTATCCTATATCTGCGGTTTGATATCACATGAATAGCAGGATGTCCGTTACTTACTGGAATGAATTCAATCGTGTCTCCAGGCTGAAAGCCTCTGTCATTTTTACGAATTTCAAAACACTTCTTACCTGTGACAACTGCTTCACAGAAGCATTCTTCCAGCTTCAAGGTATGCGTTGTTGGCTTTTCCAATAATTCTATCTGTTCTTCTGGAATAAGATTGCTGTTTGAATTAAGCGGCTGGTAATCTTTTGGAAAATAGAAATCTGCGAATTCCTCTATCTCGTAGCCGCATCTCTTATAGTAGCCCAGCCTTTGATAATGCAGTCCCCTTTGTGCGGAAACGCTATTGTCATGTACTATGCACGTATCATATGCGCAGTCCGGCCAAAGATTGAGCTTATCAACTTCTTTGCCGGTGCACCATGTAAGCCCCTGCACCTTACATTCTTTCATAAAGTTATCGTATTCTTCCTGAGTCTTGACGTGAACAGCTATGTTCTTATACTTAAAATTTCTCCAATCAAATGTTGGCTTTTGATTATTTGAATTCATCTGCATTATAATCCTCCGTTCTGTCTTTGAAAAACTTGCAGCGTGTGCAAGTTTCTTGCGCTGGCTTCTCAACCAGCGCCATACATTCTTGTCTTATGCTATTATAGAAAATACATGGGCCTGCGTTATGCCTTGGCGGGGGCGATTTGTAATTCAGTCGCTTTCTGGCGCCTGCAAGTTCAGCATTATAGCATAGCAGGTCAACGTCTGTTATTACCGGCATTTATTCTCCCCCTCCTTTGTGAGCTCCTTTAGGGAAGTTTCAAGCTTATCCCTCGTGCTGTATATTTTTCCGTACACCTCGCCTATATCAAAGGCTCTCTGCTCACATTCCGACATTCCTTCGTAGATAGTGAGCATATTTGCACAAGCTTCATCAGCAGTTTCGTATGCTTGACAAATCTGCTCTTTTGTGCTATCATCAAGGTGTATGTTATCGGTATCTTCTTTTACAGATACCTCCGAGCTTGTACTGTTGGCAGACAGCACAGGCTCATTTTTTATGCATTCAAGAACATTCTTCATAAAATCAGTAATGCAATTACCTCTATTCATAAACGGACAAGCTCCACAGTTGTCTGCTATGCAGCATTTTGCTGCAAGAATTATTTCATCTCTCGTCATCTTTATCCTCCTTAAACTTTTTCTCCCAGTGCTTTTCAATGGCACCAAGTACTATGTACATCACGATATCCGCAACGATAAGCGTCGCTATGGATAACAGCATTATTCCTATGGTACTCATTTTTCATTTTCCTTTCGTTCCTGCTTCGACTTCTGTCACTACGATAGACCCATTGTCGATAAGAGATTGAATGCGTTTTTCAAAATCAAAACGCTGCTTGTCTGTAAGCCCTATGGTCTTCGGTATGCCACGGCTCTTAAGATACATGGTATACATACTATGTATCACGACGTTGGCAAGGTTGAAACGATACTTGACGTTAGGAAACTGCTTAGATTCTTTTCGATAGATAGTATTATCGACGTATACTGTCTTACTCATTGTTGTCACCTAGGCGGCAGTTGCTCTCAGCGTCATTGAGGTGATAGAACTTGCAGTCTGTACACTCCATGCAGACATTACAGCCCGTGACTACGTTCAGCTCGTTTTCAGCAAGATACTTCTTGACGTTCCCTCTGAGGTATTCGTCTATTGCTGACGCATATCTGCTGACAGCTATAAGAGGATTACGGCGCTGATTAGAGCTGAGTGACGTTTCCAACGGCTTTCCGTCCACAGTGATGACATATTCACCACCTATGCGGTTAAGTCTGACTGTGTTGTTGAAATCATACATCAGTAAATCATCTCCCATACCTGCCCAAGACCGAGCATTACTACTATTATCATGAATGCAAAAAAGATAGTCAGCAAGGCCATTGCGAAGCACTCTCTGCGATCTTCACGCTTTCGACGGGTAACGAGCTTGTTATGCTTGTCTCTCTGCTCTCTCATTGTCAGGTAGTCAACCGCCTTGACATCTTCATTGAGGGCAAGGACTACGTCTTTTTTTTTCATAATTTTTCCTCCATTTTCTCAGTTTTCTTTTGATTTGCTGATAATATCCGTCATAATCTGATATTATCATCTTGACGCTGGTATTGTCCGCCATGTCAACGATGACGAATTCGCCGGCACATATAGAATAGCCGTGGCGTATCTCTCGGACATAGCTTTCAATCCCCATATCCGTTGCTATTCTGATGACGGCTTGCGATATCAGTGAACTGCGGGTATCACTCTTTGCGTACATCTCCGTCACCCTCCAACTCTTTGATACGCTCCTCGATATCAGCCACCAAATGCTTCTCTATGGTCTGCGCCACGTAGTAGCTCATGAGATCTTCTTTGCTCAGATCTCCATGCCATAGCTTGTCACCGACAAGCTGAGCCTTATTAATGGCTCTTTCTATCTCAGCGTTTGTTCTTTCGCCGATAATGGCATCTATCTTCATGATGTGCAGCACTTCTTATTCCTCTCTTTCTGCTTGAAATGGCGGTAAAGAATGCTTGCGATAACGTCAGCCGGTATCTTCTTGACCTTGCGGCGGGTTTCTATGATCTTGCCGTCCTCTATGCGATATGTAACGCTTACGGGAATATCAATCGTTTCTTTCACTTTACTGCCCCTCTTTTTTTACATTCTCAGCTGACCAGCGCCGGAACGCTTCCAAGCCTGCTAAGGCTTCTTTCTGCTCCTGCAGGGTAGTCCTGACCTTGTCTTTGACTCTGAACTTGCGGATATCGACCTGACCCACTGTGCATTCTTCGATGTAATCATCTATACCCAGCGCCTTGACCTGCTCCCTAGGATTGTCAATGAAAGTTTCCAACATGGCGTTCTGAATGGCTTTCATACGCTTGCCGCCCACGCCATACTCTGTGGCGGTCTGCACCAGCGCCAGCTTGATGTTGTCCGCCAGAATAGCCCTGTTCTGGGGATTGAACTCTTTGCAATTCCGTTCAACGAACGTTACTACCATGTTCAGATCTATGCCGCTATTCTCGCACGCCCGCTGCATTTTATAGGCATATACACCGTCCTTGTCCCACTCGTTGGCAATTTTGCAGTTGTCTGCAAAATCATCTATCCATTGGCGACATTTCTTGGGATAGAAAGTCTTCGGATATTCTTTGTTCAGCACTATCAGTAGGGAACAGAGCATTTCATAGTTCTTGATTATGACCTCGAATGCAAGGCGGTTCTTATGATAGTCTTTTATCTTATGGTTTGTCACTTTTATTCTCCTTATTTAACTTGAATGCTCCCACCTTGTATGATATAATAAATTTGAAATATATCAGAAAGGGGGATAACTATGAAACTAAACTATGATTGTGTTCGTGAACTTTTGCTAACTCTTGAAGAAAACCTAGTCATGGACGATAGCTTGTCATACCCAAGCTTAAACCTTAAGCAGGTCTGTGAGAAAATGCCAGACTTCTCACTAGCCGATATTGCGTATGCCTCAACGAAGCTCTGGGAAGCCAAGTATATCGAAGCAAAACCAGTAGGGACAGACAGCAAGATTATAACTATTGTCTACAGCAGTATCACATATGAGGGTCATCAGTATCTCGACAGCATTCGAGATTCTAAGCTGTGGAACACTGTTAAGACAAAAGCCAAAGCAATGACTTTTGAATTGGTCAAGAAACTTGCTGAAATATATGTTGTGAATCAGTTCACGCCTTGATCATAGCTGTTTCTGAATAAAGTCTGTTATGACTTTGTTCAACGTTTTGCTTTTGATTTTTATAATCTCATTTTCCTCAGGAGATAGCTCATTCACGAGTTTATTTCCTGAGACTTCTTTTTTTAAAGAGCAAAAAGCTCTTGCGATTTCAGGAAGTATACTGTCGTATACTATCTCATTGAACTCATGGTCTGTTGATTTTGGCATTGGTATCACCCCTTTTTATTATTTTGTTGACCTCAACAAGACGTTATTAAGCCGACCAGTCGTAAAGCTGGTTAGGCTCAACGCCAAGCTTTGTGGCAATGATAATCACATCATCAGTTGTTATCATCTTGTAGCCATTCAACATATTATTGAAAGTTCTGTAGTCATAGCCGAGAATTTCGGCAACTTTCTTCTGTTTCAGACCTCTGTCATCAATGATTTTCTTGAGCTGTTCTGCCACGATTGATTTCTTAGCCTTATTTGTCATAACGACATCTCCTTTCATGTCTGTGGTTAAAGTTTCTTGTACTTTACTTATATATTAGCACAAGTTTCTTGAACTGTCAAGATGTTTTGTACAAGTTTCTTGTACAAAAGTGTACAAATATTTGCATAAAACTTTGTACACTTTTCTTGATGTTTATATCAAAATTCTTGTACTTTTATCTTGACATACTTGCAATATTGTGGTAGAATATAGATATAGAAGGGAGGGAAGTATATGAGCATCGGATCACGCATAAAGGAAAGACGAGAACAGCTCGGAATGACTCAGAAACAACTTGCTGATAAACTTGGCGTTACAAAATCTGCAATCTGCAACTACGAGAACGGAACGTCAAAACCTAAAGAAGACGTTCTATTAAATGTTTTTAAAGTCCTATCAGTTGATCCAAATTACATTTATCAAGACTCTGTAGACGTTACCGAGGTATCAAAAAAAGATGTGATTATGAAAAATATTCGTCTTTTTCTTGATGACCTTTCCGATGAAGACCTGACTAATCTTTATGACTATTTGGAATTCTTAAAATGGCGAACTGCCAAACGGAAAGAATAAAAAAATAAGCACTCCACAAAACGTGAAGTGCTTATTCGCCTGCCGTATGTAGGCAGGTACCCTATTCGTCGGACGTGTTTTCAAACAAAGGAGGTGCTAATGTGATAGGCGATAGAATAAAAGAACGCCGTGAGGAACTGGGGCTTACTCAGGGCGATCTCGAAAAATTGACTGGTATCGGAAATAGAATGATAAGCAATTTTGAAACCAATAAAAGCAAGCCGAATGACGAGACCATAATGATCTTAACAAAGGCGCTTCAATGTGATGCGAATTATCTTTTCGGTTATAAACCAGGGCAAACGTTGAAAGCCGTTTCTCAAAGCACTAAAGCTTTTTCTTCTAATAAGATAAGAGTTTTGGAAAATATACAAAGTGTTCTTAATACACTATCCGATGATGAACTCTTAAATCTTTATGACTACGTTAGTTTCTTAGCATGGAAAAGGGAAAACGGCAGTAAAAAGCCAAAGTAAAAAAATAAGCACTCCACAAAACGTGAAGTGCTTATTCGCCTGCCTGTATGTAGGCAGTACCCTATTCGTCGGACTTGGTCTCAAACAGAAGTGAATATATCATTTCTGCCAGTTGGTCCTGCAGCTCCTTACGCTCAGCGTCGGTCATGCTGCTCACCCCTTTCTTTTTCATTTTTTGTCGAAATATGTTTAAATCCCCTTATTGTGGTTATAACATATTTCGACAAAAAATTCAGCAAAATTTACTATAATAAATTTATTTCAGTATTTTTACCAAATCTTGCAGCTCGCATTTGAGCACAATAACCAAACGTGCAATAACTTCAATTGTGGGGTTGGCTTTGCCGGTCAATATCTTGCTTATTTCCCCCTCACTTATCTCGGCAAGCTCTGCAAGCTGTTTTCCATTAATGTGCTTCTCGTGCATTATCTTTTTTAATTCGATTTTAAAATTTTTAGTATTCATAAATATAGAATGCACCTCCTATATATATGACATACCATATAAATTTTTGAAAAAGAATATCCCAACTTTTTTGAGGTGCATTTTTTTTATAAAGGAGTAACAAAAAAATGAAGAAAACTGTTATTTTAGTCGCACTGATATCCGCTTCATTAATGATGTCTGGCTGCTATAAGACCACATATGAGCCACCAGCGGCATCTACAACAGCTTCCACTACTACGGAAACCACAACAGCAAGTGAAAAGGCGACCGTAACAAGTCCGAAGGCGACTACAACAAGAAAAACAACGACCACAAAGAAAACAACCACAACAACTACTACCACTACCACCACAACAACGACTACTACAACTACTACCACAGAGCCTACCACCACAGCAGAACGAATATCAGCTGATTATCGTAATGCGTTAAGAAAGGCACAAACTTATAGCGATAGCATGCATATGTCACGTGCTCGGATATATGACCAGCTGACATCTGAATATGGTGAGGGCTTCTCTGATGATGCTGCCAATTATGCGTTAGAGAACTTAAACGCAGATTATAATTATAACGCCTTACAAAAAGCACAATCATATGTGGATACTCAGTACCTATCGAGGTCAAGACTATATGACCAGTTGATTTCGGATAGTGGTGAGCAATTCACTGAAAGTGAAGCTCAATATGCTGTTGACAATGTTAATGCAGATTACTATGCGAATGCTCTGCAAAAAGCACATAGCTATCAAGATAATATGTCTATGTCAACAGATCGCATATATGAGCAGTTGACATCTGAATATGGTGAAGGCTTTACCCCAGAAGAAGCTCAGTACGCTATCGATAATCTATAAGAATAATGGTCGAACCTTTAAGAACTATGGAGCCTTAGAAAGGTGTGTATCGATATGAATAAATGTAATATATGCCATTGTAATCTTGGCTTATTTTCAAAAAACAAGCGAATCAGAGATGGTTATATATGTGATGATTGCTTGAAACGTTCAGGCATCAACAAGCCTAAGATAGAAATAACCATAAAGGACGTGCGTAACGCTCTTTATGGAGATCTTCCAGAGCCACAGAGAAAAGCTGTGCCGAAAGCTTCTTCACATAATGACAAGGATAATGTGATTGATAAGTATTTTAGAATAAATAAGGCAGCACACCGATTTTCTTTTGGCAGTGGTGCTGATTATAAGTATAACCAGCTTGTGAGCTATGAGCTTCTTGAAGACGATGAAACTGTAACAATGGGCGGAAACGGTGTCAAGCGTGCGGTTGTCGGCGGTATACTTGCAGGAACTGCGGGTGCTATAGTCGGTGCAAGCACTGCTAAGAACAGCTCTAAGCAGCTTGCAAATATGCTGAAAATTAAAGTGGTTATAGATCCTGACGCTCAAGTAAGATATGTTCATTTCGACGTAAAAGGACTTGCCAAGGACACGGCGGCGTATCGTGCTGCATATAAAAACGCCCAGCAGGTCATGGCCATGCTGGGCGAAATTGAACAGTATAATAGACAACAGAATGCAAAGTCTGCTGATGAAAAAGTTATATCTATCCCTGAGCAGATAAAGGAATACAAAAGCCTGCTCGATTGTGGAGCCATAACGCAGGAAGAATACGATATTAAGAAAAAAGAGTTATTGAAGTCTTAAGGAGAACACTATGAGCAATGCAGTTATATATGCAAGATACTCTTCAGACAAGCAGTCTGAGGATAGCATTGAAGCCCAGCTCAGGGCGTGCAGACAGTACGCCGCCACTAAGGGATATAATATCGTAGCCGTATATGCAGACGAGGCTATCAGCGGCAAGGGGTCAATGACGGCAAGCCGTGCGCAGTATCAAAAAATGTTGAGAGATTGCAATAAGGGTACTTTCGATACTATTCTTATTCACAAATACGATCGTGTGGCTAGATCGCTGGGCGAACACGTTAATCTTGACACTCGCCTGCAGAAAATGGGCATTACACTGATAGCCGTTGGTCAGGACTTCGGATTCGGACCGGAGAGCAAGATAATGCGTGCGCTGATGTGGTCAATGTCAGAATACTATATAGATAACCTTGCAAGTGAAACGAAAAAGGGAGAACGTGAAATAGCCCTGAAAGGTCTTCACAATGGCGGCTATCCGCCGTTCGGATATGACATTGTTAATCAGAAGTACGTCATAAACCCCTATGAGGCGGAATATGTCCGCAAGATCTTTGCGGCGGTGAAAAATCACGAGGGAACTAAGGACATTATCGCAGAAATGGCGGCAGTGGGCATTGTGGGCAAACGTGGCAAGCCATTAAAGTATTCTGCAGTATATGAGATACTGCGGAATGAAAAATACACAGGCACGTATATATACTGCGTTGACGAGGAAAAGGATAGATCTAAGCGCAGGTCTAAACCTAATGCTATAAGAATAGAAAATGCCTTGCCGATAATAATCGACAAGGCAACATTTGACGAGGTGCAGAAGATTATGGATAGCAGAAAACAGAGCGGACCAAAGACATCATACCTATGCAGTGGGTTAGTATACTGCTCATGCGGAGCAAAGATGCACGCACACATATCGACAAAGAAAGGACACATATATCACTACTATCGTTGTTCAAAGAAATGCGGTGCACCTATGATATCTATGGATATCGTTGATGACGCCGCTAAGACATATCTTCGCACCCTGCTCAGTGAAGAAAATCAAAAGGCCATTGCTAAGGCTATGCGAAAGTACAAGTGCGGAGAGCCTGAGAGAGCCGCTGATTTCAAAAAGATAGTTGCATCTAAGATATCGGAGAAGCAGAAGCAGTATGACACCTTGATGACCAACATGTCAAGCGGTGTCCTCCCAGCCGATGTTATCAAGGATATCGGTGCGAAGATGAACCAGCTCCGTTCTGAGATAGAGGCATTGAAGAAAACGGAAATGCCAAAGGACTACACTTCGGATCAAATTAGCATTTGGCTCAAAGCTTTGCATGACAGCCCAGACGATAAAGCTATACGCTTGCTCATTTCTCGTATAGATATAAAAAACACGACCGAAATTAACATACAAAGTACATTAACTTCGGTCGTGGGAACTATTGGTTGCGGGAG